CCGTCACCTTCTACCAAAAACGCGCCCAGACCCCCTTAAAACGCATTTAACCAGAAAACCTAGAAAGTAGGTAAAAAATGACCGAAATTAAGTGGATTACCGAGGTTGTTGAAATCAACCTATTGAAACCCCATCCAAACAACCCGCGCACCAACTCCAAGGAGCAATATAACACCCTTTTGGATTCAATTCGGGAATGCGGTTATTACAATCCGATCATTTGCGACCATGATTATACCATCCTTGGGGGTCACCACCGCCTGCGCGCGCTAAAAAAACTGATCCGAGAGGGTTTTCCGCATTTTAAGAAAATAGAAATCCGCCGCTCTATTGAAAAACTGCCGGATGAAATCGCCACCCGCATCCTTGTGGCCGACAATTTGAGCCACGGTAATTTTGATGTCGATATATTGGCTTCGCTTTGTGATGTGGAACAATTGCTGCGCTACGGCTTCACCGATCAAATCTTAAAAGATATGCCAAAGCATGAATCATCTGTGGCCGGGCTTTGCGCCCCTGATGATGTGCCGCTGCCGCCGAAAGAGCCTAATACCAAGCTGGGCGACCTATACCAGCTCGGCGACCATCGGTTGCTGTGCGGGGATAGTACCGACATTGTTGCTGTTGAAAGGCTGATGGACGGACAAAAAGCGGATATGGTTTTTACCGATCCACCTTATGGTATTGCATATTCAAGTAAAAAATTTGACGGTAATAAAACTGGAGTTACAAACAAAAGAAACAAAGCACCAATGATTATTGGTGATGATCAAAAATTTGATCCATCATTTGTTATTAATTATTTTAAAGGGGTAAAAGAAATATTTATTTGGGGATATCAATATTACCCAGAAAAGCTAGGACGCGGCGGAATAATTGTTTGGAATAAAAAACATGAAAGCGAAGCAGATTGTCCGCACGGAGATTTTGAGCTTTGTTGGTCAAAAAATGAGCGCAATAAGATGTGCTGGCTAAGATGGGGTGGTTTTCAAAATAAAGAAATTGGTGAAGATCGTCTCCACACAACGCAAAAACCAGTGTCTCTGGTAGAGTGGTTTCTTGATAATTGGGGAAAAAACATAAAAATTGTGGTGGATATATTTGGCGGCTCTGGCTCAACGCTTATCGCCTGCGAAAAAACGCAACGCCATTGCCGCATGATGGAATTAGATCCGGCCTATTGCGATGTCATTATCACCCGCTGGGAAAAATACACTGGGAAAAAAGCTGTAAAGGTTGAAACATGACCGAATTTACTGGCGCCACCTTTTCGCAAAACGATGTCGAGATCATTGCGGTCGAAAAACAAGGCGATGATATAGCCATTTTGGTGCGCTGCCCCAACTGCAACGACTTCACCGTGGTCGGCTATCTGGTTGACCGCGACGAAGCCGATCTGTTTATTGCCGCAATATCGGCATTTCTCGGCGCAACCATCTTTCCCATCCACTGAGGTATGACCATGATCCTGCTGCACGAAAAAGACATTCACGGCTTTCGCATGTTCTTGATAAAAAACCTGACTAAAAATCGTGGAAACTATAAGCTGGTGGTAAACGCCTTTGATCGGCTGATAACAGGCAAGTTTTACCCTGATGACCCCGTGCGCGGCCCGGATAGCGATAAAACACTTAACCATTTGACAACAAACGATAATGAGCCGCGCGCAGACAAATCCAATGATAGCAATAAAGCAGGCTTTGAATCTGCCGAGAAAGATCGTTGCGATTCCTGCGGGCATAAATGCAAAACCTTTTTTGAAAAACAAACTGATTGGATACCCGGGATAATTGCGCCAACCCGCCTATTGTGGGTTTGTGCCTGGTGTAAATTTCCGCATTCCACCTAATGTAAAAATGCCCTGTTTATATTATAATTACTTTTGGCCTCGATCGCATAGAAAGAAAATTACTTGAAACTGGGTCGCATGAAGCAATTGAGTATCCCTAAAGACGAGCGAACTCGTAAAAAGCAGGCTTATGCTCAAAAAATAGACCCGAAGCTTGAGCAGGCAGCAACCGTGCCCATGTGGAAACCCGGCGAATTGCGCGTTCTTAGCCCCGCCCAGCTGACCGAGCTTGAGCAAATGGCAATGCGCCCAACCACGACTTGGGCGATGATCTCGGCTTATTTTCGGTTCACCGAGGACACTTTGAGCAAAATCTTTGAGCGCCAGCCCGAGGCCCGGGCGGCTTATGAGCGCGGCAAAGAGATGGGCAAGTATGCTATAGGCGATGCGCTGTTTAAAAATGCGATCACAAACCAATATTTCCCGGCCCAAAAGTTTTTGGCGACCAATTTCCTTGGTATGACCGATGGTGCGTCCAAGGGCGGGGAGTCGCTTATGTCCTATGAGGATATCATCGCCGAGATGTATGCCCGAGGTAAACTTGCCCTTGAACGGGCCGCAATTGAGGAAGGAAAGCTGATTGATGGAACCGCAACCACTGTCCCAGACGCAGAAGCAATTGATCGAGATCGTGAATGATTTCCAGCTTTATTGCTCATCCGTCCTGAAAATCAAAACCAAGTCGCAGGGTATCCAGCCCCTAACCATGAACCGCTTACAGCGGAAATTGATGGCGCGCGCCGCCGATCAGAAGCGCCGCATTGGCAAAGTCCGCCGGGCGATCCTGAAAGCCCGCCAAGGGGGTGCGTCGACCATCATCAATGCGCGGGGATACCATCAAGTCACGAGCACGGATGCTATGAACGCATTCATTTTGACCCACCGGGGGGATTCGACCGACAAGCTTTTTGCCATGCTCAAGCTGTTTTATGAGGAATCACCGCTGGTTATGCGCCCGGAGATGCAGGCGTCAAACAAAAAGGAGCTGTTGTTTTCAAAGCTCCGCTCTGGGTACAGCGTGGGCACGGCGGGCGGCGTCGAGCTTGGGCGCGGCGGCACGGTGCAATTTTTCCACGGCTCCGAGGTTGCTTATTGGGATAATGCGCAAATGCACATGGATTCTATCGGGCAATCCATCCCCAGCGGCACGGAAAGCGCCGGGACTGAAATATGGCTTGAAAGCACATCCGCCGGGCCAGTCGGCCTGTTTTACGACATCTGTATGGACGCCCTGCGCGGCATAGGGGAATACGAGCTGGATTTCTTTGCATGGTTTGAATCGCTGGAATATCAGCTCCCGAACGTGCCATTTACCGACCCAAGCCCGGAGGACAAGGAATATCAGCGCATTTACAAACTGACCGATGCGCAAATGTCATGGCGCCGGGTCAAGATTATCGAAATGAAAAGCGAGGATTCCTTCCGCCGCGAATACCCCGCAACGGTGCAAGAGGCGTTCTCGGTATCATCAAACGCCGCCTTTATCCCTTATAGCTATGTCGAGGATGCGGTAAAGCGCATCATCCCCGACAATTACGGGGCCGTAATCATGGGCGTTGACCCCGCGCGCAGTCTGCGCGGCGACAGAACGGCTATTGTCTTGCGGCAAGGGCGCAAAATGATCCACGGCGAGGTGATGCAAACCGCCGACACGATGCAAATTGTTGGGCAAATCAGACACTTATGCGACCGCTTTAAGGTTGTCAGCATCAATGTGGACGTGATTGGCGTTGGGGCCGGGGTTGTCGATCGGCTGCGCGAGAGTGGTTTCCCGGTGTTTGCGGTAAACTCGGCCACGCAAGCCAGCTTGACCGACCGTTACCACAACAAGCGGGCCGAGATGTGGGCGGAGATGCGGGCTTGGCTCGCCGATCCAATTGGCGTTCAGATTATCGACAATCAGGAGCTTTTGAGCGATCTGCAGGCTCCGATCAACATACCGCCCGACTCGCTTGGGCGCTTGAAATTAGAATCCAAAGACGATATGCGCAAACGCGGCGTTCGATCACCGGATTGGGCGGATGCGCTATCATTTACCTTTGCCGTGCCGATGCAGGCGCAAAATTCGACAAACTCACCATTGAAATACAATGACGATTGGATAGCATAGGGATTCAACCGAAAGATATTATTGATGCTCTCACCCCCGCAAAGACAGATGAATGTTCAAGGCGCAACCAATCCTTATGCTAGGATTTTTGGCGGATCAAACGTGCGCATCCTTTTGGACGCGACCAATCCTGCCGGGCGCACTTTAGACACCAGCGGATCTGAAACCTATGCCGCGTTGCAGAATCTAGCACCTGGATGGGGTGCAGAAAGCATAACCAATGGCACAAAGGCATCACAACCAACCAGTACAAACGATGCTGGTACTGGCCTAAAAGGCATTTTGATGCTGGGCGACAGCCAGTTATTAAGCGGCAACATTACAGCCGTTAACGGCGATGTATTTTCTTGGGTCGTGTGGCGAGCTAATGGCTTTGTCAATAACCGACAGCTTATTTCGTTGTCAAATTCGACGGCGGCCAACCAGCAGTGGTTTTCCACACCGTTGGGATTTTTGCCGATGACTTCGGGATTCTCTGCCGATGTTTTCGGAGCTTGGCATCCCAATAATTATCGCTATTTTACTGCCACCGTTCCAGTCAATAGTTTGATTTCTACAACAGTCTATAATGCCCAGGCGAATGGTGGAACGCATAATTTATGGCGTAACAATGCCGATTTTAAGACGTTCTCTAATACAGCTGACCGAGGAGCATTAGATCGCTTAGGTATTGGTACGGCGCTTGGTTCGTTCCGAGGGCCATACACATTTTTTGAATTTGGTTTGGTTACCGGCAATCCAACCAGCGGGCAACGCAACGCATTGCATGCCTTGTTGCAGTCGAAATACACGGGGCTATAAATGACAGATATGTATATTGTTTTTAATACAGAGGAAGAAGCGCAAGCAGCGATTGATGCGGTCAATGCCCTGGCTGGTTTTCCAAACGAGTTTGGGACACAAACTGTTGCCGAGGTTAAAAACGGTGGCAGCAAATGGTCTGTTTTAGTTTCATCAAATTTTCCTGCGGAATGGTTTGCTGGGCTTGATCGCCTCACCAAAGTTGAAGCCGAAGCAGCGGGTGTTGTCTTTGAATGATGCTCGCCGCACCACAAAGACTGATGGGTATTCAAAACACTGGCTTTAACGGCCTGGCTAAAAATGCGCCCTATTTCGATGGCACGGATCGGTTGGTTCGTATCCAGGGCGGGAGTTTCGCAGTTGAGCAATTTAGCTCTTGGCGCGGTTGTGCTTGGATTGGCCCGGCAAATTATAATAAATACATTTTTTCTGCTGTGTTTGACCTTGAAATACAAGGAACAATTGCCTTATGGGTCTACCTGGACGAAAGCGGGCGCGTTGTTGTCAATTATACCAACGATGCAGATCAAAATGGTAAACAGATTCGCAGCAACACGAATGGCGTTCAAACCGATACTTGGACTTTGATTGCGTGGTCGATTGACATTGAGGAAGGCTTTGACGCCATTCAAATCAATGACGAAGCTGGGCATGATGTAATATATAACACTACCGCCGGATCGGTGAGCTTTTATCCAAATCGCGGCGTTTATGGCACGGGCGATTTCGGCAATAGTAACACGTCCTCAAAATTTGTCGGCGGGCTTTATAACGTATTTACCGGATTCGGCACATTTGAAAATATAACCAGTGACATCGGCGCTTTTGCAAACATTGGCACGGATTATTCCCCGCGAAATTTAGGACTTAACGGCACGGCCACAGGCTTACCGCAACCGCTTATTTGTCACAACCGCCCGTTTGATTCTTTCCGCGTCAATGGCGGCACGGCGGGAACGCCCGCCACGCTGTCGGGGGCACTAACCAGCGTCAATCGTCCAACCGTCCCAGGGAGTAGCCTATGACCGCCTACCATATTTTATTGGATAAAAACCACCCGCAATTTAACGAGGCAATTCTTGCCATCGCAATTAAGCATGTCGAATCTCAAGGCCCGGACACAGCCATCGGCGGTGGTGAAAGCCTGGACGGCCAAGAGCGTTTGGTCAAGGCCGTGGTCGATCTGGGTTGGCTAGAAGTGCAGCCTTGGTTTGGTGATGGTGTATTCTGGGTTTATGAGGCGACAAACCCGCTTGATCCTATTGTTGAAACTTGGCTCGATGACAATACGTCCA